ACGTCCCAGTTCACGTTCATGCCCTTGCCCCGCATCATCCCGAGGGTCTTGAAGACCAGCGAGCCGAGGGTGGCGTTTTCGTCGCCGATGGCGAACTCGATCAGTACGTCGCGGCCGGTGTAGGCGGGCATGGTCTCTCTCCTCTGCGGTCAGACAGGTTCGGTTTCGGTGATCGCCGCGATGGCGACCGAGAAAAGCGCCCGCCCATCGGCGGTCGTGGTGAAGCTGGGCTCGCCCGGGGCCGTGAACACAAGGCCAGACGCGGGCTCGCGCAGGCGCTGGACAACGTCCTCGACGAGCGCCGCGGTCTGCGTGGTCTCGCCGTTCGGCAGGCCCATGACGTCGAGCGTGAACAGCGGCCGGCGCACGCGGTCGCCGCTGCCGCCGCCTGCGGGTCGGATCACCGCGTAGCGCTTCAGCGGGTCAGGGGCGCCGGCCACGCGGCCGAACGACAGCACGACGCCGGGCAGCAGCGGGCGGATCGCGGCCTCGATGCGCTGGGCGATGCTCACAGCCGCATCCCCCGGCGCAGCGCCTGCTCGACCAGCGGCTTGGCCTGCTCGGCGCCTTTGCGCAGGAACTCGGGTTCACCGGACGGGCCCCAGACGACGCCCTTGCCGCTCGGGCGCGGCGTGTTCGTGCCGAGCAACGTGCCGGCGGCCTCGTGCACCGCGGCGGCGTATTCGGCCGTGTAGCCGATGCGGCCGGTCACGCGGGTGCCCTGCTGCTGAACGTCGCGGTACTGCGAGTTGATGAGGTTCGAGGTCTCGCGCGGCGTCATGCCCGCGGCCTCGCTGCCAATCGGGATCAGCATCGTCAGCACCGTGCGCTGCGCGCGGGCCTGCGTCGCCGTCAGGAACTGCGGCATGCGGTTGACCACGCGGACACGGTTGCGATCCATGCCGGGCATGCTAGGAACAGACCCGTGAGGGCCTGCCTGCGCTCAGGTGGCCACGCGGAAGTCTGGCGGCCCGTCGGTGCTGAAGGTGTCGCCGAACTCGGTCACGGCCCGCACCTCGTGCGCTCCGGCCATGTAGGGGTCGCGCTCGGCCGTGGCGCCGATCAGCAGCATGTCGCCCTGCTTGAGCCCCGGCAGCGAGGTGTAGACCAGCAGCCGCGTCGTGAACTCGTCGCCGGCGGCGGTGACGGCGCGCTTGCTGTCGGCCGCGTAGTCGCAAAGGAACAGAACCGGCTCGGCGTGCACGGTCTGGCCGCCCCACTCGTCGCGGCTCACGAACGACCACAGCGTGGCGGTCCGGTTGTAGGACCAGCTCGAGGCCGTCTTCGGCTGCTCGGCGTAGGGCGGCAGCGCGCCGAGCGTGCGGATGATCGCGCGCAGGCCGACGGCATCGGCCGAGCCGACGGCGCAGCTGATCGTCAGCGGGCCCAGCAACGTGATGCCCGCAGCAAGGCCGGATGCGCTGGCAAGGCCGACGCCGGCGGCGATGTTGGTGCCGGTGCCCGCCGTGATGGTGGCCGGCAGGCCGGAGGCCTCCGCGGCGCCGATCTGGCCGCTGATCGTCTCGGTGCCGTCCACCGGGCCGCCGCCGACGCCCGGGTTCAGCGTGCCCCACTCCTCCGAATCAGACCAGGTGGTCGCGTTCGGGCCGACCTCAAGCCGGAACTCGCGGTTTGCGCTCTCGCCGGTCAGGGTGACGGGCGAGGCCGGCAGGCTCTGCGCCGCGCGTGGCACGCCCGTGTCGAGCGGCGTGATGCGGAAGTGCGTACCGCCGCCCGTGTGCGTGAACACGCACCCGTCGGCCGTCGGCGTGATGATGCCGATGGTGGGCACGCCCGAGACATCGAAGACCGGCCCGAGTTGCAGCCCGGGGGCTTCGAAGACCGGGTTGAGTTCGAGGCTCATGCGTCAGCTCGCCGCCACCGGGCCTTGCGCCTGCACAGGAGCCGGGCTCTGCGCGGGGTCGCCGGTGGAGTTGGTGACGGACACCCAGCGCCGTGCGCCGACAGGCACGCCGAGCCCTGCGATGTTGATCGTGGCTTGGCCGGAGCCGTTGAACGTGATGCTGGTCGGCGTGGCGATGACGGTCACACCCGAGCCCGGGGCCGCGGCGCTCAGAACCACGCCGCTGAAGCCCGACAGGCCGGCGGCATCGGGCACGCTCAGCACGAGCTGCGTGGCCGACGGGACCGTGGCGCTGTACGCGATGCCGGATGGGTTGGTTAGCCCGCCGTTGTTCGTGACCGTGATGGTGGCCGTGGGGCTGCCAGCGTTCGCCGCGGTGTAGGTGAACGTCGCCGTCGGTGACGCCGAGCTGATCGCCACGCTCGTGGGGGTGAAGGTGCCGCCGTCGCCGCCGTCGCTCGGGGTGACGGTGATGGTGCCGGTGATCGGGCCGTTGGCGCCCGCGGTGAAGTTGGTCGACGGGCTGCCCACCGTGCCGCTGCTCGGGCCGGTCAGGGTGATGGCGGTGGCCGCCGTGGCGTCGGCGCGGAACACCATCACCGAGCCGGTGATAGCCGCGGCGAGGTCCGTCGTGACCGAGAAATTGCCGGTCGCGCCTGCCGTGGACATCACGCCATCGGCGCTGTACCAGCTGTTCGAGCTCCCGCCGACGAAGGCGCCTCTCCAGCGGCTTACCCAGGAGCCTGCGGCCGGCATGCCCGTGGTAACCGGCTCCCCCGCCCCGGACGCCGTTGACGGGTCGGTTGCGGCGTCAGCATCGCTCCAGCTGTGCCCGCGGCCAGACGACAAGCCCATGTCCAGCAGGTCATTCGGCTGCAGCCCCGACAGCCCGGCCCAGGTGTGCGGCGCGAAGGCCGTCGTGGGCATGTTGATGCTGGACTCGCCCACGAAGGTCACAGCGCCCGAGCTCGGCCGGTATGCCTTGACCACTGCGCGGATGAAGATGCCTGCCGAGAAACCGCCGAGCACCGTCGCGGGCAACGAAGCGCCGCGGATGATGTAGCCGCGCACCGCGTTGGCTCGCAGGTTGGCCGTGTCGTTGTTGTTGACCGCGAACCGCGTGACCCAGCCACTCGGCAGCGTCGGCAGCAAATCCCCGTTGGTAAAAACGTGGATCGTCAGCAGGTCTCCCAGGGCCGTGCCTGCGGGCAGGTTGAACGACGAGCCCGGTGTGAAGTTGTTGACCTCAGTGACCGCCTGCCCGATGTTGGTGAAGCTCATAGGTCAGACCGTGATGGTTGCGGCGTCAAAGAAGAAGCTGTAGGCCGTGTAGGAGCGCTGCACCTGGCCGCGGGCGTTCAGGTGCAGGTTGTCGGCCTCGAAGAACGCCGGGAAGGCGGGCTCGATCTGGCGCACCAACAGGCCGCCGGTCGTGTCGGCCACGGCCTGCTTGGCGGCGCTGATGCCCGAGTTGAAGCGCGGGCTCCCGGTCGGGATGTCGGTCAGCACGCCGCGGAACGGCAGGATGCCGTTGGCCTCGATGGCGTCGACGATGGCCTGCATGCGGGGCTGGTACCAGGACTGGCTCTGCCCCGAGTCGGCCTCGGCCTGCGACCAGAGCCAGAAGGTGCGCGACGGGTCGATGCTCACGCCGTTGGCCGTGAGCCATGCGTTCTGGGCGTTGCGGCGGCTGATGCTGTCGTTCCAGCGCGCGGCGCTCGGCGGCTGGAACAGGTCAATGGACGTTCCGCCCCACGCGGCCTTGTCCATGTAGAGCACGCCGGTCGTGGTCTCGCGCATCCAGCGCACGGCCATCCCGAACTCGGGGCCCAGCAGCGTGGACGTGGTGCCGTGGTTGCTGCCGGGCACGTACTGCGCATAGGCCGTGCCGTTCCAGAACCTCACGCGCGGGAAAGTGTTCGTGCCGTTGTCCCAGGCCACGAGCGTCGGGTCGGCGGTGATGGCCGAGATGCCCGAGCGCAGGGCCGAGCCCTCGGCATTGGACTGGCCCCAGAAGCTGATGCGGGCGTCGAGCGGAACCGCCGGCAGCACCGCATCGGCAGTGATGACCACGCCCCGAAGCGTCGGCCTGCACAGGGTCCGGATGTTGCCGCCCGCGTGGTTGATCGTGGCGCCAGAGATGCCGGCCGACGCCTGCATGATGTCGACGCCGCCGGCCGTGCGCAGCACCCACCGCCCCAGGGTGCCCGTGCTGATCGCCGAGTCGGCCAGCTCGATGCCGAGCACGATGCGGCGCGGGTCGGCGGCGGTGTCGATGGTGAGCGCCGGCAGCGTCAGCACGCGGCGCAGCGTCACGCCGTCGGGCGCGAACAGGCGCGCGGTGAAGGGCGAGCCGCCGAAGGCCGTCAGCAGCGTCTGGAGCTGCGCCTGCTCGTTCGTCGCCGATAGCCAGGCCGCGCGCGTCGCGGTGTCGAGGATGCTCCACATGCTCAGGCAACCCCCGAGCCGTTGGACGCCAAGAAGTAGCGCAGCGCCTCGCTCGTGGCTGGCACGTCGAAGCGACCCACGCCGCGCGGCCCGTACACGATCCGGCCGTGCATGGCGAAGAACTCGGCTTCGCCCTGCCGGTACAGCGGCATGTCCAGGCGCGGCCCCTTGTAGTAGCGCCGCAGCCCGTAGTCACTGCCGCCAGCGATGAGCCGGCCGCCGCCGACCGCAAAGCTCATTTGGTAGGTGTCGAGCGCGAAGGGCGCGTTG